TTGACACTACAAGTGCGCAGGGTCAATTTGAAAAATTTTCAAATCATGGAGCACAAACATCATCTACATTTTCTGTGAGAACTTCTTTGAATGTAACAAACAGAACCTATGTCGCCTACGTCTTTGCTCATGACGACGCACAGTTTGGCACTGGTCATAATGAAAGCATTATCAAATGTGGGAGTTATACGGGAAATGCGGGGGTAGGGCCTTCATTAAATCTAGGGTTTGAGCCCCAATGGGTGCTGATTAAAAACACAAGTGTAAGTCAGGATTGGACTAATTGGTTAATATTTGACAATATGCGGGGTGTGGCAACTGGTGTCGGAGACATATTGTTGCAACCTAACACTACCGCAGAAGAAGGTTCTACTTATACAGCTTCTAATATAGATCTTATTGACTTTACATCTACTGGTTTTAATATTGATCCTGGCGGCAGCCAATATACACTAATTAATTCAAATGGTAACAACTACATCTACATGGCAATCCGCCGTCCGCATAAGCCGCCGGAAGTTGGAACGGAAGTGTTTGCTATTGATACCAGAGGTGGTACAAGCCCTACTCCACCAACATATAATTCAGGATTTCCAGTTGACGTTTCTTGGGCTAGAGATATTACCACCAGTAACTGGCAAGTAAAGTCAAGACTTACCGGCGAAGGCCAGATACTTACGTTAAATTCTACTGCTGCTGAATACAATAACCCATCAGGAAGAGTGACATTTGACCGAATGGATGGGACAGGAACTGATACTGGCGTGGATTCAGCCAATTACTCTTGGATGTTCAAACGTGCTCCAGGTTTCTTTGATGTAGTTACTTATACGGGGAACGGATACGGCGGTGGAAATACGCCAAATTCAATTAATCACAATCTTGGTGTCGCGCCTGAGATGATAATTACTAAAAATAGATTAAACGCTGGGTACTTGTGGCTGGTCTATAATTCTGGACTAAGTAGTATCAATTCTGCTTTAGTTATAAATGGCAGTAATGCCGAGCAAACCATCAGCGGAATTTGGAATAATGCTGCACCAACTAGCACTCAGTTTTTTTTAAATCTAGGCGAAAATAACTACAACAACCATTCCTACATCGCCTACCTATTCGCAACCCTACCCGGCATCAGCAAAGTAGGTAGTTACAGTGGAACTGGTAGTGTACAAAACATTGACTGTGGGTTCACCAATGGTGCAAGGTTTGTAATAATCAAAAAAACCAGTGATACTGGCAACTGGAATGTTTATGACACAAAACGTGGACTTGTGAGTGGCAATGATCAAGTTTTAAACCTTGATAACAATGCTGCCCAAGCTAGTTATGATTCTATCGACCCACATAGCTCCGGCTTTACACTCACTACAGGGCCTGTTGTTAATGCCAATGGTTCTGACTACATATTCCTCGCAATCGCTTAACTAATCATGGAAATTAGAAATCGTTCAAATGGTGAATTGACTACCGTTAGTCAGTTCAAAGCAACACAACCAAATACAAGCTTCCCTAAGCAAATTACAACTGAGATCCTTGATAGTTATGGGTATGATCCTGTACTAAATGGTCCTGCAGCTACGGTCACTGCTCCTTATGAAGTGAGTGTTCGTGATGGCATCGAAGAGATCAACGGACAGTGGTTTACCAAGTTTATCGTGGGTCCAGTCTTTACTGACACTACAGACGAAGAAGACGTTGTAACTACAGCAGCAGATAACGAAGTTGCTTATAAAGCAAGCATTGACGCACAAGCTGCTGAATCAGTACGTACACAACGTGACAAACTCATTGCAGAAACAGATTGGACACAACTGGCAGATTGTCCGTTATCTGATTCAGTCAAAGCCTCTTGGGTTACTTACCGTCAGGAATTACGTGACTTACCGTCTACAACCGGTTTTCCTCATGAAGTGACTTGGCCTAATCAGCCGGACTAATTCAAACTTAGATAAATGATAGAAGCTTCAATCACCTTAGCTATAGCTTGTGTTGCAGGCTTAGCTACGGTCTCGAATCGAATAAACAATCGAATATCAGATATGGATAAACGTTTAGATACTTTTGAATTACGTGTTGCTGATCAATACGCTAAACGTTCTGAACTCGCAGCATCTCTGCAAAAGTTTGAAGATCACATGATTCGGATTGAATCTAAAATTGACCAATTAACTTTAAAAAGATTATGATCACTATTTTACGCCCACTATTATTTTCCTTTGTTCAATCTACAGCTGTTAAGAAACTAATTGTAGACATGCTTGAAGCACTTGCAAAGCGTACAGATAATACCCTTGATGATCAAGCTGTTGCAATTATCCGAGACAAATTACTCTAATGAAGAAAGCTCCTGAAGATAAATTCAATGAGCTTCATAATATCGTTACTGATGAACTCCTCACTCGTATTAAATCGGGTGAGGCTACAACACAAGATATTAAAGCAGCTATTGATTGGCTAAAACAAAACGATGTAACTGGTGTTGCTGTTGAAGGTAGCCCCTTAGATAAGTTGGTGAATCTTATGCCAACGATAGATCCAGAACTAGTACAAACGAGGCTCTATGGCAAAAGGTAGGACTGCTGAGTTCTATGCCAAGAACCCAAAGTCAGCTGCTAAAAGAAGGGTTCAACAACGGGCATATAACAAGACAGCAAAAGGTATGCAGATCCGTACTGCTGCTAACAAGTTAAATAGAAAGCTTGGTACATACGGTAATGGTGATAATAAAGATGCTTCTCATACCAGTAAGAGTAAGGGAAAACTTGAATCACCTACAAGGAACCGAGCACGGAAGGGTCATTACGCATGACACCATTACTTCCAACTCCTGATCATTACTTACACAACCTAATAGCCATGACGTCCTCTGAAGCAAAGCGCCTTTGGAGGCGCAGCATTAAAGAACATTTCGACTGCACATGCGCTTATTGCGGAAAAACTTATGACATTAACGAACTTACATTGGATCACGTCCAGCCGCGCTGTCATGGCGGTGGGGACATTCGGAACACAGTTGCAGCCTGTCTTAGTTGCAATCAGGAAAAAGGAAGTATCAATTGGAAAGACTATATAGGTCGTTTCCATAACCCACTAAGAGAACAAGTAATTAGTTCTTACATCGAATAAACCTGTACACATACGTATCTGCCCTGCCATTTGGTGGGGCTTTTTTTATGCCTCAACGTAAATACTTCAGTGCAACATCTAAAGAAGACGCAATACAAAAAGCTGAAAAATATAGACAAAAACACGGTAATCTCGATGGAAACAGTTTTTACCGTTTACCAAATGGAGAGGAGATCCGCGTTCGGCCAAAAGACGGTGGTAGATTAAGTGCTGAAGATCCTTTAACAAAAGATAGAGCTGACGCTAAGCGTAAATCTTTTGAACAAACTTCTACTGATTCAGCATATGAAACAAATAAAGCAGACAAACAATTAAGAAAACAAATTAATAATGAAGCTTCATTGTATGGTCTTGAACCTATACGTACCGAGCATTTAGCCAACCAAAGAAACTCTTCTGATTTTTCATCTGGTGCACCGGGAGATCCAATCAATCAGATGCCAATCACAGAAAGTTCAGCTCAATTTAAAAATAAACTAGAAAAGAAAGCAGCAAAGCTAGGTGCCGGGGTAACTATTGATCCAGCTAATGAAACTTTTAGAGTTATACCTGACGCAAATTTTGATCCTATTGCTGACCCTAGTACGCTGCCTGGAGTAGATGTTCGTTTTAATTCTAGCCTAGATAATTTGGCCAGTGATCTAAAAAAGGTGGTTGTTAAACAAGGCAAAGGACTTAGTCAATTAGTATTTAAAACACTAAAAAATATGAATAAGACTATGCCTAGTTCTATACCTGTTGGTTCCGGTGAAATGGATGAGGACTTAATGACTATAAGTGAACGTCTTCGGATAATCCCTATTGAGCCTTATCAACAACGTACTGATGACTTCTAGAAGCCTCTACAACAGCCTTCCCGTCCACTAGGGTACACATATAACCTATGACTACTTACGACCTCCTTCAAGAGGACTTCAAGCTGTTTCTACAAGCTTTATGGCAACAGCTCTCCCTACCTTCTCCTACACGTGCTCAATACGCTATCGCTGACTATATCCAATACGGTCCTAAGCGTCTACAGATACAAGCATTCCGTGGTGTAGGTAAATCTTGGATTACAGGTGCATTCGTTCTCTGGACTCTCTTTAATAATCCAGAAAAGAAGATCATGATTATCTCTGCTTCTAAAGAACGTGCAGACAACATGTCAATCTTCCTACAAAAACTAATCATTGAAACTCCTTGGCTTAATTATTTGCGTCCTAAATCAGATGACGCCCGTTGGTCCCGTATATCCTTTGACGTTAACTGCAGCCCTCACCAGGCACCTTCTGTTAAATCAGTGGGTATTACAGGTCAGCTTACCGGCTCTCGTGCTGACTTGATGATCTTAGATGACATTGAAGTCCCCGGTAACTCCATGACTGAACTCATGAGAGAAAAACTACTACAACTCTGCACTGAAGCAGAATCTATCCTTACTCCTAAAAATGATTCCCGTATTCTTTTTCTCGGAACTCCCCAAACCACATTTACCATATATCGCAAACTCGCCGAGCGTAATTATCGGCCATTCGTATGGCCCGCACGATACCCACGTAATAGAGAAAACTACGAAGGTTTGCTCGCCCCGTCGCTCCAAAACGATCTTGAAAAAGAAAATAGACCGGCCAAACGGAGTAATAACCAAAAAAACAATAGTAAAAAAACGTCGCTGCCATCCAATTACGGAAAGGACGATAATCCACTCACATGGTCACCCACAGACCCAGATCGATTTGATGATTCCGATCTTCTAGAACGTGAAGCCTCAATGGGTAGAAGCAACTTCATGTTGCAATTCATGCTCGATACAACCTTAAGTGATGCAGAAAAATTCCCGCTTAAATGTGCTGACCTTATTGTCACCTCCGTTAATCCTACTACCGCTCCTGATAACATCATCTGGTGCTCAGACCCACAAAACCTTATTAAAGATCTACCCACAGTCGGTCTCCCAGGAGATTATTTTTACTCTCCAATGCAGCTCGTTGGAGAATGGACTCCTTACACAGAAACAATCTGCAGCATTGATCCTTCGGGCAGAGGAACTGACGAAACAGCCGCATGCATCTTATCTCAGAAAAATGGCCTCCTCTACTTGCATCAAATGCGTGCGTACAGGGATGGGTACTCTGACAATACCTTGCTCGACATCCTTAGACAATGTAAAAAATACCAGGTAACTAAATTACTCATTGAAACTAACTTTGGTGATGGTATCGTTGCTGAACTCTTTAAAAAACATCTCCAACAAACAAAACAAGCAATTGATGTTGAAGAAGTACGAGCTAATGTACGTAAGGAAGATAGAATTATTGACGCTCTTGAACCTATAATGAATCAACACCGTCTAGTAGTAGACAAACAAGTCATAGACTGGGATTTTAAATCTAACCCAGATGAAGCTCCAGAAAATAGACTCCAATACATGTTATTTAGTCAACTCTCTAAAATGTGTAGAGAGAAAGGTGCTATTAAACATGATGATAGAGTTGATTGCTTAGCTCAAGGTGTTAAGTACTTTACAGATGCAATGGCTATATCTGCTCAACAAGAAATCATTACACGTAAACGTGATGATTGGAATGACATGATGGATGCTTGGTTTGATGATCCTCAAGCTGCTGCTTCTCATATGGCATTTGGTATGGACCTAAATCAACGTAGACAAGCAAGACAACTAAAAGGTAAATCTTCTGTCTCAACTTGGATGTAACCTACTTTTCTTTATATTTCACATCCCTCTCATACCAGTCGGTCTCCAGGTACGCCCCGTATACAGGGAGCGGGAAGGGTGGACCCTCTTTCTGTGGAGGAAGGAACAAGGAATTAAACATTCCTCCTTCCTTCTTTACTATATATTCCGTGAATGAATATCTATTAAATCCTGCTAATACCCAACACAAAGGCTTCGCCTAAAGACAAAAAATTCCTAACTCCTAATGATCTTGTAGATACTCAAAACTAACAACGAAGTTGTTGTTATTACTGTATCCACTTATCATCTATTGATTACATCGCTACTTCATATGCATACTATAGAGTATATACACTCTACTACTGATGGTGATAACCTCGTAGCCTATATGGCTAGAGTTTCTAATCCCTCTAATCAAGACAACAAAGAAACTGCTCCTCGTTTAATCTCTTACCTTATTAAACATAAGCATTGGTCTCCTTTTGAAATGGTATCTATGTGTATTAAGATTAATACCACTAGATCTATAGCTGCTCAGATTCTTCGTCATAGGTCTTTCTCCTTTCAGGAGTTTAGTCAACGTTATGCTCCCGTAACCTTAGATCCAGTAGTTCAAGACCTTCGCCTTCAAGATCATTCCAATAGACAAAACTCTATTGATTCCATGAATGAACACGATAAACAGCACTTTCAATTACAACTTAAACAACATTATGAACAGTCTCATTGGCTTTATAATCAAATGTTGTCAGCAGGCGTAGCTAAAGAGTGTGCTAGAGACGTTTTACCGCTGTCTACTCCTACTACTCTCTATATGCACGGTAATCTTAGGTCTTGGTTGACGTATTGCGACCTAAGATCTGCTAATGGTACTCAATTAGAGCATAAATTGATAGCTGATCAAGTTAAAGAGCTTATTGCTGTCCATTTTCCTCAGTGCTTTGCAGGTATGTGGCCGGTTTGACCGGTTAAAACGTACGTTCATCCCTTTGGGACGCATGAAATCTAGATATGGAACGGGATCTAGATTGTGTTTTTCATCATGTCTAACATTATTGCACGGTTCATTGTTAATCAAAAGCTTAAAGCGGCTTACTATCAGTCTGATAGTCTTCGTTATAGGGGTGTAGCCTATAAAAAATGACATAATTTTGTCTGACCTATTATATATACGCCCGCCCAGCGCCGCCCCCTTGGCCCCTAGTTGATGATTGGATGAGGTATCTAATCGCGCAGACACGCATACGAGCATAAACACGCACGGTATGTTCACGCATCCGTGCCGCTCGTGCTACCTCGGTTTCTCGCTATCTGTCTGCCCTCCCTGTTTTTCGCTGAGATCCATTGGTATGACTAGGCCGTATGACACTTCGTCAACTGATTGCTTGACATTCGGCGGCTGGCCTGTCATGTTTGATGCATCGACCGGCAGAGACGGCAGCAGCCTAGTCAGTCGTACCAGCCTTAGTAAACATGATGATCATGAGCTGAACGGGCTGACATTTCAAATTGTTACAGACCACAGCCAACCTGTTCACTACTGGATAGGTTAGGCCAACGAACCTTGACAACTGAATATCCACCGCTGATTAAGGGGCGAGTTACCACGGCACCAGGTAACCAATACGCAGGTATTGACTCAGCGTTAGGGAGCAGCAGTACAGATGTACTATTATGCAGAGCCACATGCTTTGTCTGATCATGGCAGCCTATGCAGGGCCAGCCCTGGTATGTACTTCAACTGGTACACATAGGCGTTGAGTCTTATGGCTCAAGTGTTCACTACGGTATCAACAATGAAGGTTCTGATCTCTTATTTAGAGGAGTTCGCTAAGTGTTACGAGGGTGACGCTTATGGTCTTGCATCTGACTTCGAGTTAGTTGCAGGAATCTCAATGAATGAAATGTGTAACAAGCTCAGCGATGAGATTGACAACTTCAAATCATCTATTGAGGAGGACTGATGTATTACAACAACACAAAGACATAAACTGCATTAAGCTAGATATAGAGGGGTCTGAAATAGAAATATTGAAAAATGAACACGATTTCAGTAATATAAACAAATTAGTATTCGAATATTCGTTTACAAAGAATAGGAA